GATTTTTACGTGAGTTGATCGTCAGTTTTCACCCTTTGCTTTGCCGGCCGGACCCAGAAATCACCTGCTGCGCCGACAGAAATCAAAGGTCATCACTTGGCGGTCGCCTTCGAATACCTCGCGAAGACGTGCGGGATAGGAAGGATAGTTTTCGACTATCCTACACGTCACCTTCCGGACGTCGTGAAATAGGAAAATGATCGCGAGGTATTGCGCAAGCAACGCGACGAATAAGTGGTGCGCCTAGTCATGGCGCTTTCAGTCCTATGCCGGGACTGAAGTCTCATAGGCGCGCCCGACAGGCGCGCGACGTCTACGCGACAACTGCCGGCCGGCCGCAACACCCACGCGGAACCGCCCGGCGCAGCGCCGAGGAAGCGATGGCACGATCCAGCACCAAGACGAAGGCGCCCGCGGCGCCAGCCGGCGCCCCGCCGGCGATCGAACTCCGCCCCATCGGGACCCTCAAGGGGTACGAGCGGAACGCCCGCAAGCACCCGCCGGAACAGGTCGCGCAGATCGCGGCGTCCATGCAGGAGTTCGGGTGGACGATCCCGGTCCTCGTCCGCGAAGACGACACGATCGTCGCCGGGCACGGGCGCGTGATGGCGATCGAAACCCTCTGGGATCGCGACATGGACGTGACCTTCCCGGGCGGCGAGACGGTGCCCCGCGGCTACGTTCCGGTGCTGGTCGCGCGCGGCTGGTCCGAGGATCAGTTCCGCGCCTACGTGCTGGCGGACAACCAGCTTGCGGCGAACGCCGAGTGGGACGAGGCGCTGCTGAAGATCGAGGTCCGCGACCTCAACATGAGCGGGTTCGATCTCGGCTTGATCGGCTTCGACGCTGGCGCGCTGGGCGACCTCTTGGCGGTCCCGGAGGAGCCGGCGGCGCCGGATCAGTTCCCGTCCTACGACGAGGACATTCCGACCGAGCACAAGTGCCCGCGCTGCTCCTACACGTGGTCTGGAAAGCCGGCCTGACGGCTGGTAAGCCGGACGGATGGGAACACATCGGCCGTGCGCTTGCGGATGCGGCACCGCTATCGAGGCTTTCGACCGCCGCGGCCGGCCGCGTTCACACGCTGTCGGCCACGCGTTCAAGGGCAAGCGTCGCCCGACGCACGAGAAGCCGGACGCGAGCAAGTCGTCGAAACACGCGAACGCCAGACTGCGGACGCGAGGCCGACCGGCCTGCGAGTTGTCCCACATAGGTGGATGCTTGGGGCATTCCGACACCCACCACGTCGACGGCGACGTGTGGAACAACGAACCGGGGAACCTCATGCGCCTGTGCCGATCTCACCACCGCCTCGTCGACCACGGACGCATCGACTTGTCGGCGCCAGTTATGCCGGCCTTCCGCGTCGACGGCGCGGGGAAGCGGCGCTACTCGTGAGCAGCGCGCTCGTCGTCCGCCGCATGGGCGGAGACGGGTTCACGCGCTTGTCGCTGGACGAGCCGTGCCCGGTCATCATGGCGGACGGGATCGGCGGCGTGTGCCGGCGCGGCTGGCAATACTGGGTCGAGGACGCCGCGACGTTGATGCCCGCCGGGCACGTCCCGAGCGACGGCGATCCCGTGGAGCCGATCGACCTCAAGGCAATCGAGGAGGCGGCGCGCCAGCGCGGCCCGGACGGGAAGACGACATGAAGCCTCCATACCGCGTGCCCTTGATGAGCGAGGTCCGTGCCCTTGAGCCGAACGGCTACAAGGTCGCGTCGACGTTCAGCGGATGCGGCGGGTCCTCGACCGGGTACCGGATGGCGGGGTTTCAGGTCGTCTGGGCGAGCGAGTTCGTCGAGGCGGCGCGCGACAGCTACCGGGCGAACGCGGCGCCTTACACGATCCTCGACGACCGGGACGTTCGGACCGTTCAGGCGGCGGATATCCTCGCCGCCACGGGTCTCGGCGTTGGCGACCTCGACCTGTTCGATGGCTCGCCGCCCTGCGCGTCGTTCTCGACCGCTGGCAAGCGCGAGAAGGCCTGGGGGACAACGAAGAAATACAGCGACACGAACCAGCGTTCGGACGATCTGTTCTTCGAGTTCGCCCGTCTAGTCGACGGTTTGCAGCCGAAGACGTTCGTTGCCGAGAACGTCTCGGGTCTCGTGAAGGGAACCGCGAAGGGTTACTTCCTCGAAATCCTCGCGCGCCTCAAGGCGTGCGGCTACCGCGTCGAGGCGCGGCTGCTCGATGCTCAGTGGCTCGGCGTTCCGCAGTCGCGGCAACGCCTCATCTTCGTGGGCGTGCGGTCCGACCTCGGGCTCGCGCCAGCGTTCCCCAAGCCGCTGCCGTACCGCTACTCGATCCGCGAGGCGCTCCCGTGGATCACGCGGGTTGTCCACGACACGTCCGGGCAGTTCTCTGTCGGCGAGGTTACGGACCGGCCGTCGCCGGCGATTACGGTCGGCGTCAACTCTCTGAACTCGTCGCACTTCAAGGTGGACGGACCGCCGGAACCCGAGGCCTTCATCGAGGGCTACGCGGTCGGGGACGAGTGGGACAAGCTGAAACCCGGCGAGGCGTCGGAACGGTTCTTCTCGCTGGTGCGCCCCGACGCGGACGGGCCATCCCCGACCATCACGGCGGCGGGCGGCACGACGTCGCTCGCGAGCGTCACGCACCCGACCGAGAAGCGGAAGTTCTCGATCGCCGAGTTGCGCCGGCTGTCCGGGTTCCCCGACGACTTCGTTCTGACGGGGACGTATGGGCAGCAGTGGGAGAGGATCGGTCGCGCCGTGCCGCCAGTGATGATGAGCCATGTCGCGGCGACGATCCGCGACGAAGTCCTCGCCCGGGTGCCGCGCTAATGTGCGGCATCCTCGGCGCGTTCGATCTCCCGAGCCTCGACGTGAGCGCGAGGCTTGAGTTGATCGCCCACCGCGGCCCGGACGGATCAGGCGTCTACGCGGCCGGGCCTGCCCGCCACGGGCACGTCCGGCTCGCGTTGCTCGACCTCTCGGCGGCGTCGGATCAGCCGTTCCGTTTCCACGACGGCGTGCTGTCGTTCAACGGTGAGATTTGGAACTTCCGGGCGCTGCGGAACGCGCTCCGGTTCGAGGGCGTGGAGTTCCGAACCTCGGGTGACACCGAGGTCCTCGCGGCCGCGCTCGCGACGTGGGGCGTGGACGCGACGCTGCCGCGGCTGGAGGGCATGTTCGCTTTCGCGTGGTCGCGGGGTGACGTCCACGTTCTCGTCCGCGATCGGTTCGGCAAGGTCCCGCTCTACGTCCACCGGCAGCGCGCCGGCTGGGCGTGGAGCAGCGAACGCAAGGGGCTGGGGCTTGAGTACCCGGCGGCGCCGCTGCCGCCCGGTACCGTCCTCGACCTCACCACGGGGGCGATGCGCCGGTGGTACGATCTGCCGGCGACGTCCGGCGATAACCGGCCGCTCGCCGATCTCCTGACGGCTGGCGTCGAGGCGCGGATGGTCGCGGACGCGCCGCTGTGCTGCCTGATTTCCGGGGGGCTCGACAGCAGCCTCATCCTGTCGATCGCCAAGGCGATGCGGCCCGATATCGTCGCCTATACGGCGATCCTCGATGACGCCTCGCCGGACCTCAAGGCGGCGCGGCGGCTCTGCGACGAGTTCGCCGTGCCGCTCGTCGAGGTCCGGGTCGCGGCGCCAACGCCGAACGACCTCGCGGCCGCGGCGCTGGCGATCGAGATACCGAGCAAGGCGCAGGTCGAGATCGCGGCGATGTGCATCCCGCTGGCGCGCGCCATCGCGGGCGACGGGTTCAAGGCCTGCCTGTCCGGCGAGGCGGCTGACGAGTTGTTCGGCGGGTACGGGAATATGTGCATCGCCGGCGCGTCTGCGGATGACGCGGGGTGGCGGGCGATCCGGGTCGCGCAACTCGCCAAGATGGCGCGCGGAAACTTCGTGCGCTGCAACAAAGCCTTCATGGCCGCGGGGGTCGAGTGTCGGCTGCCGTTCATGGAACGCGCGCTCGTCGAGACCGTCATGGCGATGGACAAGGCGGCATGCCCGCCGGGTAAGAAGGCGCTCAAGGCTGCGTCCGTCGGGATCGTCCCGAAGTGGATCGCGAGCCGTCCGAAAGAGACCTTCCAAGGCGGCGCCGGCATGGACGACGCCGCGGCGGCGGTCATCGGCGACCCCGCGCGGTTCTATCGCGCCGAGGTCTTTACCGCCTACGGGGCGGCGGCGGTCGCGCGTTGAAACGAAAAGGGCGGCCCGAAGGCCGCCCCGTTATCCCGTCCCGGGCCGATCCCGTCAGGGGCGATAGCCAACCCACCGGGTCGGCTTGCCCTTCTCGCGGATCGGCGTGAGGTTGATTTTCGCCTGCGCGGCGGCGCGGCGCAGCGTGACCATGCAGGCCTTCCACCCGATCGCCTCGCAGATTTCCGCCTCGGTCGCGCCGGTCTCGGTGCAGACCATCGCGAGCATGACGGCTTTCTTGCTGCCCTCGCGGATCGCGCCCGGCTCGCGCGCCGGCTTGGCGGGCGGCGCCGGCGGCGCGACTTCCTCGGCGACCGCGAGCGCGGCCCGGCGGGCGGCGCGCTTCTCGGCGACCTCGGCCCGGACCTCGTCGAGACCGCCGGACGCGACGAACGCGCCGATGATCTCGTTCGACCGGGCGTGCGGGTTCGCCTCGACCGCCTCGGCCTCGGCGACCTCGTCGACGGTCCGGACGACGGCGCCGGCGGCGGCGGCGGCGCGCTCGCCGATGAGGGCCCGCAGGTGGTCGGCGGCAGCGTTGAACCGCGGCAGGGCGAGGAACGCGTCGCCGCGAATGTCAAGCGGCTCGCAGACCTTGAGGAACCGGCGGACCGCGGCTTCCTTCGTGGCGGCGCGCTTGTAGCCGGTCTCGCCGAGGACGATGGCGGTAAGCTGGGCGATCTCGGTGGCGGTCATCTGGGTGGCGGTCATCGTCGTGTTCCTTTTCGCGCCGGCCGGCTTGATCGCCGCCCGTGATGCAATTCCTACGGTGAGGGTCCGCACGGTGTCCAGCGATATGCAACACGACGCAACGAAAAAATTTGAGATCGCCGAGACGTGGACGTTCCGCGATCCGGCCGTCGCGTCCGCGTTCGATCACCATGTGCGGGAGCAGTTGCCTTGGTACGATCTCGCGACCGGGATCGTCACGCACGTCGCGCGGCACTACGTTCCGCCGGGCGGGACGGTCGTCGACGTCGGGGCGAGCACCGGGAACGTCGGGCGCGCGCTGGCGTCGATCCTCGGCGATCGGTCCGCCCGGCTCATCGCGATCGACAACGCGGCCGAAATGGCGAACGTCTATGACGGGCCCGGGCAGTTGATCGTCGAGGACGTCGTGGACTTCGACTTCGCCGCCTACAAGCCTGACCTCATCGTGGCGTTCCTCGTCCTCATGTTCGTCCCCGTGGCGGAGCGGCGCGGCGTCATCGCGAAGATGATGCAATCCATCCAGCCGGGCGGCGCCGTCCTGATCTTCGACAAGGCGCAGCCGCGGTCCGGGTACCTCGGGAACATGGTCTACCGCCTCACGCTCGCGGCGAAGTACGAGGCGGGCGGCGCCACCGGGGACGAGATCATCCGGAAGGAGCTATCGCTCGCGGGCGTGCAGCGGCCGATCGCCGAGGCGGAACTCCCGGGGTTCGAGCCGGTGTTCCGGTTCGGCGACTTCGCCGGGTGGGTCTATGAGGCGCCGGTCGTCTGATGGCACGCAAGCCAAAGGCGACCGAGGCGCCGCCGGCGCCCACCCAGCCGCGGCAGGGGTTCGTCCCTGCCGGGCAGGCCGCGGCCCTCTTGATGCTGTCGACGCAACGCCTCCGGCAGCTAAGCGCCGAGGGGTTCATCCCGCGCGCGAGCAAGGGTGAATATCCGCTCGTCGGCGTCGTGCAGGGCTACATTCGTTTCCTAAAAGACGAGGAACGCCGCACATCAAAGGTTCAGGCGGAAAGCGATCTAAAAGCCACGCGTCGGAAAGAGATCGAGCTTCGCATCGCTCGCGATGACCATAGGCTCATCGAAACCGACGAGGCTATCGCGGCTGTCGAGGATATCGTCGGCATCCATCGGTCAGAAATTGCAGGCGTTCCCGCCGCGGTTACTCGGGACCTCACCCTGCGGAGAAAGATTGAAGCGGAACTAGATGGCGTCTTCGCTCGAACCCACGCTCGTCTCGCCGAAAGGGCACATGCTCTACGAACGGGCGGCGAGGCTGTTCCGCCCGAAAGTCCGGACGACGTCTGACGTCTGGGGCGCCTCGCGGGTCTACCCCCCGACGGCTGGCGTCCCGGGCCCGCGCGACGTCGGGCTCACCCCGTACGTCATCCCGTTCCAGCGCGCCGTGGACAGCGGGTTGCACCGCCGGGTCGCGCTCATGTGCGGCTCGCAGATGGGCAAGTCAGACGCCTTGCTCGACATCATCGGCCGGCGCCTAGATCAGCAGCCGGCGCCGATCCTCTACGTGGGCCCGAACCTCAAATTTCTGAACGAGCAGTGGGAACCCCGCGTCAACGAACTCCTCGACCAATCGTCCGCCCTGCGCGCCAAGGTGGCGCGCGGCCGGCGCAGCACGAAGACGCGCAAGCTGGTGGGCGGCGTGCCGTTGCGCCTCGCGCATGGCGGATCGTCGACCGCGCTCAAGTCCGACCCGGCCGCGCTGGCGCTTACCGACGAGGCCGACGAACTCATGGCGAACGTCCGCAACCAAGGCGACCCGGTGGCGCTGGTGGACGCTCGCGGCGATACCTACGCGGACTTCGTCCACGCCGTGACGTCGACCCCCAGCGGCGGAACGTCCGAGGTCGAGCCCGACCCAGAAACGGGGCTTGAGTTCTGGGCCGTTCAGGAGACCGAGGACCTCGCGTCCCGCATCTGGTCGATCTGGCAGGAGGGCACGCGGTATCATTGGGCGTGGCCTTGTCCCGGCTGCGGAGAGTTCTTCATCCCGCGGCTGCGGTGCCTTGACGTTCCGGACGGCGTGTCGCCCGCGATAGCGCGCCAGAAGGCGCGCTTGATCTGCCCGCGGCACGGCTGCGTCATCGAGAACGCCAGCAAGGCGGACATGAACGCTCGCGGCGTCTATGTGGCGCCCGGGCAGCGGATCGAACCCGACGGGACCGTCACGGGCGAGCCGCCGGAAAGCGACACGGTCTCGTTCTGGGTGTCGGGCTTGTGCTCGCCATTCCGGACGTGGGGCGAGCGCGCCGAGCGGCTCGTGCGGGCGCAGAAGTCCAGCGACGTCGACACGATGCGCGCCGTCATCAACTCGCAGTTTGGGGAACTCTACGTCTCCCAAATGGGCGAGGTTCCGGAATGGACTGAGGTCCAGAAACTCGCGGCGTCCTACCGTTCAGGCGACGTCCCGCATGGCGTCAAGTTCCTGACGGCTGGCGTCGACGTCTCGGGCGACCGCCTCTATTACGTCATCCGC